TCTCAGGATGTTAAACAGGCAGCTCTGATGATTCTTGGCATAAATAATACTCAAGAGGTACTGGATGCTCTAGGCGAAGATAGCACTGAGGAATCAAGGGGCAATACGGATGTACGTATGCTAAAAGCAATACAGCAATTTAAGGAAGCATTAAAAAGGAGTAAGAAATGACAGCAGAAGAAAAGTTAAAGGAACTGTATAAGTTGATTAGTATTCCCGGCACAGAAGTTAGTAGACATGTAGTTGTTGTAGCCCCTGAGTATATAGACCTGATAGCCAACCTGGTGGTAGAGAGATTGAGAGACAGTAATAAGGTGGGAATAGATGACTAAGCAGGAAGAGATAATAAGGTGGTTAGAACACTTCTTTTGGAAAACTATTTGTGTACGTCCAGACAAAAAGCCTTACCGATTTTGGTGTTGGTATTATAATTTCACTGGTAAGATTGCTAGTTACTTTCATAGAAAGACTTGCTCAAGGTGCAGGGAAAGATAATGGCAACTAGAGAAAAGATAAGGGAAGGGATAAGAACTATAGCGAAAGAATGGTTTGCTCCTGGTGGTTTAGCAAGTCAAACAATGCCTAATGAAAGGAGCTTTGAAGGGGATGTAGTAAATTATCTTCATTCTCAAGATGTGGTGATAAAGGATATAAGGCATGGTATGGGTATGGATACTAGGGGTGGTTATACTTGGAGAGATGTATTTTTTGTAATCCCATTAATAAAGGAGGAACCTAATGGCAATAATGAAGTGCCCTAAGTGTGGTGGTTCTGGTAAAAGTGTTAAGTATGATATCGTACCTAATACTACTGCTATTGGATATCAAGAGGAGACCTGTAGTAGTTGCGGAGGTAAGGGATATGTAACTGATAGTCAGGTTACTTCGCTAATAACAGTAAGCAGTCTACAAAGGAGTAAGAAATGAGTTGTGAAAAGTGTCTGGACAAAGGTTTTATCGAACATAATTCTGGAACAACATGCGTGCTATGCGATTGCGATAAGGCGAAGGAAGTTGCAGGAAAATATAACCTACCGTTTGTAATACCTAAAGCTGATATTGTGCAGGAGGATATTGTGCAGGAGGATAACCCTAGCCATTTGATACTTTCAGAACGAATGGGAGATGGCGAAACATTAGATGAATTGGCAGAGAAAGCCCGTGAAATAATAAAGAAGAGTAAAGGCAGTAAATCTACACGTAAGCCGCGAAAGTGAAAAGATAAAACAGGTTCGAGGAGGTAAGTCATGGCTCTTACAACAGCGGAAATTATAAGGGCAATATTGCTTAACAAAGGAATAATAGATGACAACTGAGGTAGATGCAGAATTAGACCTGATAATCAATTTACTTGAAAGCGAAATACCCGCCAATCCTAATAGCATCCCCAATCTAAGGCGGAGAAAAAGGCTTGAGGGGGAAATGGCTAAGTACTTTGATAAACTTGCTAAGGCCTTCCCCTATAGTAGCCTTGATAGACTTTATAACAGGTACGTAAAAGAGAGTATTGGTTCTGATATTGATAATGTTCTTAATCCACTATTGGCTACCTTCGATGAAACTATAATAACATCGGTAAGTGGAGAGTTAGCTGAAATATACTTATCCGGCAGCGCCGAGATAATCTCTTATGGCAAAACCAAGATGGGTGTACCGATAGCATTCGAAGGACCGCCTATCAGCCAGGCTGTAGATTGGGCTGAGAAACAAGGGGCAAAATTAGTTACCCAGATGGACGAGGAAACAAAGAGGCGCTTGGCTAAAACAATCAGTGACGGCATAGCCAACAAGAGAGGTATACCTAGTTTAGCCAGAGATATACGAGGCACCTTTGGTGATATGAGCAGGTACAGGAGCCAGTTGATAGCACGTACTGAGACAGCCAATGCGTTATCTCAAGCAAGTCTTGACCGGATGAAGGATATGGAGATAGAGGGCAAGGAGTGGGTAACTGTCGGTGATGGTAAAGTTAGTCCTGAATGCCAGAATAATGAAGCGGAGGGCGTGATACCAGTAGGTCAGATGTTCAGTAGCGGTGTTGATGCTCCCCCTCAACATCCAGACTGCCGCTGTGCAATAGCTCCAGCGAGGTTAAAAGGATGACAGATAAACAGTCCGAACTTGCGATAAAAGAGGAACTTGAACTTAAACGGACAATTATGGGTATAGACTGGCTTATTTTTCACGGAAGTGTTAAAGTACAGATAAGGTTTGGTAAACCGTCTCTAATAACCATAGAGAGGACGGTTAAGCTGGACTAGATTAAAAGGAGGAACCTTAATGAAATGCTTTAAGTGTGGCAAGGAAATGGACAGGGAAGATGGGGGCACTCCCTTGCAGGGTATTGAAGTAACTATTGAAGTCAAAGAGGATTCTAGAAGTCAGGCGGATATTGATTACTACAATACTCAAATGGGTAAATATAGCGATGGTAATGGTGAATGTCACGTTGCTATCTGCTATGAGTGCCATATAGATGGTCTATTTAACTTAAACTTTACCGAAGTGCGTGATTCTTTTAAGCGAGAATATCCTTAAGGAGAGACCTTTAATGGAATTAACGATCGATAATTTAGACAAAGCTGTGGATAAGATGAAAGCCGAATTGGGTAGTAATGAAAGCGTAGGTTACCCGATTACAGGTTGTAATTTATATAGAGTCATAACTGAAAATAACTCTTATCTACTCTTAGTACGGAGAACTGATAAGTGTAGTATAGATGAGATAGTGCAATACTTTAATTAGAATTAACAATTAAATAAATTAAACCAGCCGAACAGAGGAACTGATAGGCAGAAATGTTTATCGTTCCTCTTTTTTTATTGTAAACATAGGAGGTAATTATGCCATATAACTCTATAAGTGAATTGCCACCACCAGTAAAGGATAATCTTCCTACTCACGCTGAAGAGATATATATGGCTGCCTATAACTCTGCATGGGAGCAACACGGGAAAGAAGATAATGCAGAGATAACGTGTAATAAAATAGCGTGGGATGCTGTCAAGAGGTCATATAAAAAGAACGCAGAAGACAAGTGGGTAGCCAAAGAAAGCAAGGAGGCAAAAATGAAACTAAGTGATAAAAATAAGAAAAATCTACTTCAAACTGCCTTAGTCTCAGAATACGGGCTGACAGTGGAATCACCCGTACCTAAGAACCTGGCTATTGAAGAGGTATTTGACAGCGAGATTATCTACAACATTGACGGCCAGCTTTACCAGTCTACCTATGAACTGGGAGAGAACGGAGAAGCCAACTTTGGCGAACCTAAAGCTGTAGAATCTTTGCAGTCTACATACTCTGAGATTATACAGGAAGCCGGGAAACGTAACGCTATGAAGGACGCTGCTAGGGTAAAGAAGATTGTTGAACTTTGTCAGGAGTTATTATCGTCAGAAGAACCGGATGAGGAGAAAGCAAAAGAAGCTCTGAGGGAAGCTAAGGATACTTTAACCTGGCTTAAACTACAGGAGGCTATGAAAACTGAAGACGGTCAAAGTTACCCGGCGACTGCCTTCGCCTATGTGCCTGATATAGAGATGGCTTCAACCTGGAAATTAAGGTTGTGGGAAGACCCTGAAAAGAAAGTCACACGGGCACAGTTGGGGAGGGCAGCCGCCGCTTTGAGTCCCGGCGGTTTTAGGGGTCAGAGGGTAGCAATACCGGCAGCAGACCTAGCAGTGGTTAAGCGTAGAATCCGGGCTGAATATCGTAAGTTAGGAGTTGAGGATAAGGAGATACCGCGCTGGGTAAAGGAGACTATGGTACGGGAGTTATCGCAGAATTATGTCCCACTTACTGAGGCAACGTTTGATAAAGGGCGGGCTACCGTAATAGTAATCAAGGCAGGCTTCAATGCTGATAAATCCAGATATTATCCTGCCGAGATGCTAAAGCGGGACTATAAGGTATTCGAGGGAATGAAAATGTATGCCGACCACCCGACAGAGGAAGAGGATAAATCTCTCCCTGAGAGGTCGATAAAAAATACAGGATGGGTTGCTGTTCTGAAAGATGTGACGTGTGATGAAAATGGAACTGTCACTGGTGTTGCTGAAATCATCGAGCCATGGTTAATGACGAAACTTGCCACATTGCGAGATAAGAAACTGCTTACAGAAATGGGCATATCTATCAATGCTTTGGGCAATGCTTCAAAAGCTAATATCGAAGGTACGGATACACTTGTGGTAGAAGAATTTACAGGGTGCAGGTCAGTTGATTTTGTAACTGAACCTGGAGCCGGCGGAACAGTCACATTATATGAATCAGACAGAAACCGAGATATAGACCTGATTGAACTGGGAACGTTAAAGGAGCGAAGACCCGACCTGGTTAAATTAATTGAAACTGGAGTCAGGGTAGAAATAACCAAGGAGGTTAAGAAGGCAATGGAGAACGAGGAAAAAATAAAAGACCTGGAGAGTCAGATTACAAAACTGACCACAGAGCGGGACACTCTCAAGGAAACTGCTGAGAGGGCGGTAAAGGAAAAAGCGAAGGCTGATGCACAAGCCACTGTAAAA